GCATGGCTCAAACTTTTGTTAATTTTGAATTTACACCATTATACGGACATAACTGAATTTCCACAACTGCATCAATGGAAGACCGCAGCTGTGGAATCGGGCCCTCAAAGCAAGGCATTATTCAATGATATTCCACGGATTGCCCGTCCGAAGGTATCGTCTGTGGAATATGCAGAGAAAAATCCGTAGAATTTCCACATCTACAGCACTCGAAGACCACAGCCGTGGAATTGAGCCCTCCAGCCAAGGCATTATTCAATGATATTCCACAGAATGCTCGTCCGAAGGTATCGTCTGTGGAATATGCAGAGAAAAATCCGTAGAATTTCCACATCTACAGCACTCGAAGAACGCAGCCGTGGAATTGGGCCCTCCAGCCAAGGCATTATTCAATGATATTCCACAGAATGCCCGCCCGAAGAACTCATCTGTGGAATATGCAGAGACAAACCCATATAGCTTGCGGCGGATCAGCATCAGCGGCCGAAGATGAACCTTTCTATAATCTCCTCTATGCAATCCATTTCCTCCAGATCCTCTTCAAAGGTGCATACAAGATTGCGGTGCTGAACGTAGCCGATTTTGCGATATTCGTTGATTTTCAAGAACATCCTGTAAAAATATTCGTTATTATCCATCAAGCCGCAATGTTCCCAGATGACAGTTCTGCCGTCAGGACACAATATCATGAAATCGGGATAATATTTGCGCCCATCTATCAATATCTCAGGCTCAGTCCTGTATATCAGACCTCGTTTTTCAAAGATGTTGGCAATCGTACGCTCCGATTTCGATCTCGTTAGAACTCCGCCGTCGGTGGTATACCTGAGATTTTCCGGCTTGTATGGATTTTGTGAATGCTTTTCTTCAATCCATCTGAGCGCTTTATCGCTGTAAATTATCCTGCTGATATCAGACAGACCGTATTTTTTGCATATGATCTCAGGGCTCGTTGGCTCTTCTGAGGACTTCAGTCTTTTCTCAGCCGCCTTTAGAACCTTCAGCTCCTGTTTTCCGCGTCGGAATTCTTTCTTCATAAATTCTTTTCGTGCCAGCCGGTATATGCGCGCCTTGTCTGTTGTGATTCCTTTTTGCTTGCCGTCATTATATTCCCAGTAATAATTTTTTCCACACTTTTTTCTCATATGCAAAGTGCCGTCTTCGGCTTCAGCCAGCTCTTTCCTGCAAATCGCAAGGCTTTTTTCTTTCTGTGCTATAATCCTTTCAAATACACTTTCCACTTTACCAATACCTCCTTCAATATATTCCATATATTACCATTTAATGCTTTTATTGTCAATACAAAACGCACGCTTTGCATCACCAGCCAGGTGATTTGGGGCTGTATGGCAGAAGCGCAATAGATGCAGCAATGTATTGCAAAACAGAGAATTTGGCTTGACGGATTAAAGCACAAGGCTTCATATCTCTGCGACGGCATTTTCTGTGTAGGACTAAAGGCCATAAGACAGAAAAAGCTTCATTTGTAACAGAGCCGGCTTTATATAATATTTTTCGGGAGTACCCCTTGTCTTAAAGGCCTTTCTTCATTTCTTTGATTTACAGATTTATCGTAAAAAAAGATAAAAAGGCCGCTCATTGATATTTTCTATATAATAAAAAGGCTCCTGTCATGGAGCCAAAACTGCGCAATATTAGTGTGTTGTTAATCGGCACATTTTATATTTTTTGTTTCATAATTTTGTAGGTGCTGTAAATGGTTTTCAGTTAAAGGAATTGAATATTAGGCTTCTCTTGTCGTTGATGATCTGCTCATGAATATTCCCGCAATGGAGAATGCGATGACACAGAAAAAGCTTATAAGCATGATCCACCATCCGTATCCGTAATTTATAAGTGAATGAAATTCCTGAAGCTGATTGTTTGTGATAAGACGAATTGCGATAAGTGTGATTGCACCACCAACGCCAAACCATAATGTATATTTTCTGTCTAATAATATTATTGCTGATATTGCTTCAAGGACAAATATCATCAATATTGCAATCCACATTACGGCACCTGAAAAAAGCTCGTCTGTATTGAAAAACAAATCAAATACACTTGATTCATAATCTTCCAAACCCATAAAAGGTAAAAACATTGAAATCAGTGCTATGACACCACATACCTTTATTACTATAAATAGCCAATTAAATATTTCTTTGTCCTTCATTGTTTATTCTCCTTTTCGTGCTACCATATGGTAGCATTTTTTCTTTTATTATACTACCAAATGGTAGCATGAGTCAACAATACTTTGTAACAATAAGATTTGTGAAAAGGAGACTTATGTACTTTAAAAGAATTGAGGATTTGAGAGTCGATAATGATTATACACAGGAGCAGGTTGCAGGTTATTTAAACATTGCACGTGAAGTATATCGAAGATATGAAAAGGGAACACGATCAATACCTGTAGACTGTTTGATTGAATTATCAAAACTATACGATATAAGTACGGATTATATTTTAGGATTGACAGACAATAAAAGGAAGTATCCTCCACCGTATATCAAAATCTAACAATATTGATTTGAATTTATCTATATTCGCCCATCCTGCTTTTTCCACAAATCGTTTCGTTAGGATTGTTGAGTTGTGGAATCCCATATGGTTTTTTGTTCTATGGGGGATTTTCCATATCTATCAGTGTCGGACCAATGTGACTATGGAAAATATTTAGTGTTTATTTGATATTTTCCACAGATTGCCGATATTACATTTTATTGCTGTGGATTCAGCCTTTACAGTCAAGGTGATAGTCTATGATTTTCCACAGATAGCTTTTACGGAGAGCTCGTTTGTGGAATATGGAGGGATAAACCTGCAGAATTTCCACGTCTGCTGTATTCGAAGAGCGCAGACGTGGAAACGACCATTCCAGTCAAGGTGATATTTGATGATTTTCCACGGATAGCTTGTCCGGAGAACCCGTTTGTGGAATATAAAGAGCAAAACTCGTAGAATTTCCACGCCTGCAGTATTTAAAGAGCGCAGATGTGGAATCAGCCTATCCAGTCAAGGTGATATTCGATGATTTTCCACAGATAGCTTTTACGGAGAGCTCGTTTGTGGAATATGGAGGGATAAACCTGCAGAATTTCCACGTCTGCTGTATTCGAAGAGCGTAGCCGTGGAAACGACCATTCCAGTCAAGGTGATATTCGATGGTTTTCCACGGACATCCCTTCCAGAAAACTCGTTTGTGGCCTGCCATGCAGTCTGCCGTGGGTGGAGTATATAGAAATTCAACATTGATTCTCATCGAAGCGTGGTTTAATATGCTTGAGAATGTCGGGCTGCCAAATAGATCCTCCACATCGCTCCTTATCAAATCGCGCGTTTGTGACCTTCCATGGCTTAAATCTGCAGCGCCAGGCGCATGTCGCCTGCGGTTGAAATCGGTGGATATGCCGCAAGCAAAGAACGATTAACAAAACGACTTCTCTTATCATAGTTTAAACAGAACAGGTAAGGGAGGGATTTTTTTGTATAAAGCAGTAGTTATTGGAGGCGGCTGGTCCGGGTGTGCCGCAGCACTTACCGCTCGAAAGGCGGGGGCGGAAGTGACTTTGCTGGAGAAGACCGATATGCTTCTTGGACTTGGAAACGTAGGCGGCATCATGAGAAACAACGGGCGTTTTACTGCCGCCGAGGAGAATATCGCATTGGGTGCGGGAGACTTGTTCGCCATCACAGACAAATGCTCGCGTCACATAAATATAGACTTTCCGGGGCACAGGCATGCGAGCCTTTACGACGTGCTGAAGGTGGAGCCGGAGGTGAGACGGCTGCTGAGGGAGAAAGGGGTAGACATCAGATTCATGTCTCGCGCCGTAGATGTAGTCACTTCCGACGGAGGCGGCGAAAAAACCATGGAAAAGCTTTTACTGGCCGGAGGCGATGAAATATCAGGCGATGTGTTCATCGAGACGACAGGCTCTACGGGAGGACCCGGCAACTGTCTTACATACGGCAACGGCTGCTGCATGTGCATACTCAGATGCCCGGCATTTGGGCCAAGAGTCAGCATCAGTGCCAAGGCGGGCGGCAGCGATATCATGGGAAAGAGAAAGGATGGCTCATTCGGAGCTTTCAGCGGCAGCGGCAAGCTGGAAAAGCAGTCGTTGTCGGAGGAAATCCAGCAGCTGCTCAATGAAAAGGGCGTGGCTGTGGTGCCGCTGCCGGAAAAGGCTGTAAAGAAGGAAAAGCTCGATATGAAGGTGTGCCGCCAGTATGCGCTGGACGAATATGCGGAGAACATAGTGCTGCTGGATACGGGCTATGCCAAGATAATGACGCCGTTCTTTGATCTGGAAACGCTGAGACAGATCCCCGGTTTTGAAAATGCCAGATATGTGGATCCGTATGCCGGCGGAAAGGGAAATTCCATCAGGTATCTTTCGGTGGCGGAAAGAGATGACTCGATGAAGGTGTCGGGAGTGTCCAATCTGTTCTGCGGAGGAGAAAAGTCGGGGCTATTCGTCGGGCATACAGAAGCCATATCGACGGGAAGTCTGGCGGGACATAATGCTGTCAGATACATGAAGGGCATGAGGCGGCTGCGGCTGCCTGCAGGCACGGCCATAGGAGACCTGATAGCCTTTGCCAATAAAAGCCTGAAAAAGGAAGAGGGGCTCATGACCAGATATACCTTTGCAGGGGCGGAGTATTTTGCGAGAATGAAGGAAAAAGGGCTGTACTCCACGGATCCTGAGGTCATAAAAAAGAGAATAAGGAGATACGACCTTGAGGGTATATATGAGGAGGTGTACATCAATCAATGAGGTGAAGACGCAGCGTGAAGCGGCGGCAGGATAATGATGAAAATAATAATATAAAGCGCAAGTACATCTGTAGAACTTTTGTGGAACTTCGTTTATAACGTAGAAAAGGCACGGTTTTGTGCAAAATAACCGACCTCCCTACTGTTGGATATTTAGGTCTAACTTTTGGGGCCGGTTCATAAACAGGTTGGTTTTTCAATGTTCCTGCTTATTGCATTTTTTTATTTCGTTTTTTCATCTATAATAATCTGGCAAGGGCTGAAATAAAAGAAGGGATTGGAGCTTTACGCTTGTGAGCGGAGCCGAAAAAGCTGTAAAATCAAAAAATAAAAAAGCTTTCGTCCGTAGATGAAGACGAAAGCGGGAATTCGGAAATATGAAGGTCCGTGCGAACGCTCGATTTCAATGGGTTTAGCAAAAAATAAAATTGGTCGGGGCAACAGGATTTGAACCTGCGGCCTTTGCGTCTTTAACAATCCAGTGATTTCAACGGTTCTGCGGTTCAGTGTATTTATTTTACAACTTTTTTACAACTCAGTTTGTATACCGGGTAGTTTATTTATGGCTGCAATCTGCGCATCTTTTTTTACAAGCGCATAATGCTTGGCCGTTACCTCAATCGACTTGTGCCCCATCAGCTTGCTCGCGACCTCGATCGGAACGCCTGCGCGGCATAATTCCGTACAAAAAGTAGCTCTATATGCGTGGAGCTTTTTCTCTGGGATATCATGCCTTCTATAAAATCTAACTATCGAGCGTCGGACATTGCCATATTCCAGTAGCTTCCCACTATCTGACGTGAAAACGTAATCGGTTTTGTAATCGTTCCTTTTCATCTCCCGTTTATGCCAAATCTCATGGGCGGCCAGAGCCTTTGTTACTTCCGGATGGGCGGGGATGCTTCTATAAGATTCGTATTTTGGCGGAGATATCTCGCCCTGATAATATTGCCTGTCTATGTAGATTAGCCCATCCCGTATATCCCCATATTTAAGCCCGCAGCACTCCGATATCCTTAAACCTGCATAATACATCACTACGAACATAAAGTGCAGTCTGTGGTGCGCTGAGAGCGTCAGAATGGATTTTATTTCTTCTGGCTCCCATACGATAATGCCTCGCTGTTTGCTGTTGTCGGGCTTATCCGGAAGCGATATCGCAGAAACGACGTTATTGCCGTACTCGTTCATCGCGATCCACTTGTAGAACGCTGCCATCCATTTGTTTATGGCTTTAAGATTTTGTCTGGAAACGTTCAAGCCTGCATAAAACGACTGGATCGTACGGGGACGTACTTCGGATAGTGGCATATCGCAGATCCATGTATCTTTGATGTGGCAACGGTAGCTTTGTTCATATCTGCGTTTTGTTCCGCTTGCATAGCTGCTGGTAGGTATTATTTTATATGTGTATTCGTCTGCGTATTCACCAAAAGGTTTTGATTTTATCGTCTGTATCTCCAGATCTTCTTCATACTCTTTACGGATCTGCTCCTCTTGCCATTCGCGAAACTTCTGCTCCGCAGCTCCTTTACTTGTGCCGACAAACTGCTTTTTTATCGGCACCTTCTTACCATCCTTCCACTCGTGGCCGACGGTCCGGGTTATACGGTAGTAGCTATATTCTTTGTCGCCACGCTTTATGGCGGTGTTCTTCTTTGTAGCCATTGTACCACTCCCTTTGTTTAAATTTTTTGCTAAATTTTTAATAACATTTTGTAGAAATTTGTGTATTTTAAATTGGATTCAGCTAAACCTTTTAAAACCTTTTAAAACCTTGCAAGGAATTGTTAGGTTGAAATGGGCACAAAAATGCCCGGGACTATTGAAAATTCCGGGCTGCGATGATACAATGAAGTTGCGAATTTCGGCTTGTATCATCGCAAGCCCTTGCCCCCGAGAACGGGGGCTTTTTTTAATCTTTTGGATTATCTTTGCTCTTTTTTTTCCATTGTGAATGCAATCCATCAATATGTTCAAAAAGACTATCCTTGATTTTGCACCACATAGGATCAAGGATGAAATCAATACCTTCTCGTCGAGCAAGCTTAGCCGCAGGAACAAAATCGCTGTCTCCTGCAATCAAAATAATTTGATCGACCTGTTTCTTATATGACAAAGATGCAATATCCAAGCCTATGCGCATATCAACGCCTTTTTGCGAAAAACTTATGGCAAAGTCGTTCTCCGTCAATTCTTCGAGTGATCGTTTTTTGTTATACAAATCCTTTATTGCATTTGGTGTAAGATTGAAAGTTGCGTGTTCGTCAGACAACTCACCCAACCTTAGCGCAACCTTTCTTTGCTTTTTCAATTCTGAGAAAAAATCATTTGTCCAAGAGTACGTTTCTGAATGGCGAAAATCTACGCCTCTTTTCAATAAAGGATGATACACGGTTTTACCTATTGGCGGGCAGTCATAATAAAAAATTCGATATAATCTGCGATCATCATATTGCTGTTCGTGTTTCAAATGTGCGGAACAATATGTGAGAAGCTCCTGAGCTCTTTTGTCAGGAGCTTTCTTTCCCCATAGTCGGCGTGCACATTTCCTGTAAAATCCACCATCAACCAATATTGCTGTTTTCATTGTTCCATCTCCTCCAAAAACGAGTGAAGCCTTAGGTATCGACAAATTCCCGCATCATGGGGAAGTCTATCACCTAAGGCTTGTTAACTTTAATACCCTTAATAGGGTACTTATATATTATGCCTCAGGCATTGACTTGTCAACAAAAAATATTAAAATGTCAATGTTTTTTTCTTCTTTTCATTTCCCACTACTTCCAGCGACTATGGCAATAAAAATAGTCACACCTTATCACATATACCTTTTGCAGGAGGCGATTATTTCATCGGCGTATTTATAGATATCGTCGATACTATCAATATCGTACCTAATTGGATTTTTGTTTGCATCTGCAATAGTTATATATTTTACGGATGGAAGTAAGTATATTCGGCAGATCCATTTCCTGTTGTTATCATCAAGCAGTATGCCGAAGTAGCTTTCGGTGTCTCTGTATGCTATCCTGTCGCCGTCTACAACTTTTCTCAATATAGCTTTTACAACAGCGTATGCTTCAAGCTCTCCGATGGTAGTATTGATCTTGTCCTCGTGTGAAAGTTCTTGTTCTTGTGCTTCTTCAGCCTGTCTTTCTTCCTCTTCAGCCTCGTTTTTCAATGCAATCTTTAGCTTACTATTCATAAGGTCACTTATATATTGCTGTATCGCGCGCTTTACAACAGGCGTGAACTTTTCAACAACTTTTTGATTCTTGACGCCATCATATATTCCATTAAGGACATATCTGACAAAGTCAGGCGAAGGAGAGTTGATCTCCGTTTCAAACCAGTCCTTTATAAGGCGGCTGTATTTAAGGGCTTCCGCAGAATTTACTATGCTGTCAACGTCGATAACCTCTTTTGTGAATTTGCTGATTTCAGTAATGTCTCGGTCATTTAAGTTTGTAATATCAACAGTAAGGAACGGAGCAGAGTCCATTTTGTTTGGTGTTTCAAGGTCAGTATAGAACTTATAGATTATGCCGTTTGTAAGTATGCCAAACTTTGCATCTGTAGTGCCAAAATACCTAAAGAGCTGCGAGCCGTGCTTATCGAGCTTCGTGTTGCAACTCTTGCACTCTACTAATATGAGAGGAACGCCATCTATAAGGATTGCATAGTCGACCTTTTCGCCTTTCTTTATGCCCACATCCGCTGTAAATTCAGGGACAAATTCAAGCGGGTTGAAAATGTCATATCCAAGCAACTGGAAGAACGGCATAATCATCGATGTTTTTGTAGCCTCTTCGGTTGTTATAGAGTTCCTCAAATCTGAGATTCGTTCTGACAATTCGTTTAATTTTTCATTAAATTCCATGGCGCTTCTCCTTATATTTTTCTTCTTAATTCGATAACTACCCCTATTATATATACGGGATTAAATTCATCCGTATAATCATATTTTCTTGGTTCATACTCCGGATTTATAGGCTGGAGCATGATGCCATCACGTTCTTTTATTACCCTTTTTAACGTGACATCGTTTCCGTTTACTCTAACAGCGCAGTCTTGACCGTTTTCGCAGTCGGGCTGTTCACGGATAAGTACATAGTCGCCGTCTATATATTTAGGGTACATACTGTTTCCTACCACTTTTAGTGCCAGCAAATCATTTTTTGCCGCAAGATCGGCATCAACATCAATATAGTCTTCTATGTCCTCTATAGCTTCGCGTGGCACGCCAGCAGGAATGCGACCATAAACAGGGATGCGGATGGTTTTACCGATTGAAACGGGCTCAAGGGTAATTTCTTTTTTCATCGGAACGTCAAATCCCATTAGCCATAGCGGGTCAACGCCGAGTATCTTAGCCATCTTACCACTGCTTATATTAGACGGTTTGTGCGATCCATTTAAATACTGACTTATAGATGATTTGCTTACGCCTGACTCGTTAGCAAGTTCCTGAGGTATCTTGTTAACGTTAGCTAAAGCTTTTGACAGGCGTTTAGCTGTACGTTCATGTTTCATGTTTAAATCTCCTTTACAAGGTAAATATAGCACAACGGTGTTAAACAGTCAAACAAAAAGTTTGATAATATTTAACTTTTGGGTTGACATATAAGTTAAATACTGTTAAACTTGGTTATGAAAGGAGGAAGTGAAGTTGAACTACGAATATAATAAACTTAGAGGGCGCATAATTGAAAAGTATGGTACGCAGGAAAATTTCGCCGAGGCAGTAGGACTTTCGACCAATTCTATATCTAGAAAAATGAACGGCAAAGCAGGATTTTCACAGGAGGACATAGAAAGATGGTCGGAAAAACTCGAAATTAAGCAGGAAGAATACGGTAAATATTTTTTTGCTTAAAAAGTTAAACATCATTTAACTTTTTAAGCAAACTACGGGAAAGGGGTGAGGAAAAAAGGTGGTGAAAAGAGTGAAAGTCCTAAAAGAGATATTACAGGAGTTGATTCTGATAAGAAAAGAACTCCAAGCTATTCGGAGGCGCATGGAGTTCAAATCTAAACTTTCGATTGACGGCAAAGCTATTTCTGAAGCCACTCGTGATAAAGTTCAAGAAGTCGTAGCATCCTGCCGAAGCTCAATCCCCCGACAAAGCCGATAAAATCGCGCATGTCATCAGGATTTGCTAGATCGCCAGAAAATGATTGATCTGAGGTGTTTATATAGTCAATATCCTCTCGGGTTAAAGACGACGTAAACTCAGCAAAGTCTTTCATAAAAAGCCCCCTTTCATAATACTCGGCATGGCGGTGCCTGTAAATACAGTATAAAGGGGAGCCAATGAAATGTAAATAAAACGAATAAGTGGAGGAACAGGAATGAAAAATGACATACTGGCGACAACCGCATTAATCATATCGCTTGTGGCGATGTTAATTACAGTATTAAGGGTACTATGATTGCGGCGACACTAATGAATATCGCAATGATGGAAATGCATTTAGAAAACAAAGCGTCTCGCTTGGCTGAATCGGCCTGTGCCTTGGCAATATCTGCACGGGCCATGGCTGAATCGGCAATGTTTTTCAAGGAGTCAAGTTGCTCTTTTAGGTGTATGCGATTTTCTTCGGAAAGTTGTTCGTTGATTAAGTACATCTTTCCTTTCTCAGATATTTTGACAGTTTCAATTTCACTCCAATGTTGAAAGACGCCATTTTGAGATTTTGATTTGCTTACAGTGTCATAAAGCGCATATCCAAGTGAGACCAAAAAAGCACATATGGATTTCTGGGAGTCATTGAGGGTTTGATAGCTAATACTTCCCGAAGATAAAAGCTTCAAAATTTCCGATTGAGACTTGTCAAGTATTTCCATTATGCAACCTCCTTTATATAAGGAGATTATACCACAAAAATGTTTCAAATAGACTACGGAGTGAGGAGGAAAGATAGCATGCAGATAGCCACAATGATAATTCTTATGGCAACACTGGCAGCGCAGATTTACCTAATCTGTTATATCAGAAAGATGTAAATAGAAAGATGGGGATTATATGAACCATTTTAAAAAGGAACTAATGACAGGGGCTGCAGCAATGGCCGCAAATATCAGAGCAATGACCGAAACTATTAGAGATAAATTTTTACTACTTTTAGCTTCTTCATATTCTTCTATAGCATGTATTCCAGCCGGTGTAATTATAAGGTGGCCTTCATGATAACGTGTAAATGGCTTATAAGGATTGGTAGTTTGCACAAGCCCTATAGAAGAAAGAAATGTAAGATGTATATCGGTTGTATTAGGATTAGGTTTATTTTTATAAAATGGTGAATTTAAAACCTCTATATGGGAAATTGGGGAAAGCTCGTTATGTGGTTCGAGAAATTTGAGAATATTGTATTGGCTTTTAGTAATCACATGAATTACCTCCTTTTGGAGGTAATTATATCACATGTTTAAAGAAAGGGGAAACCATATGGAAGCAGTTGAAACATTGGTATACACCGCACAGGAGGCAGCGAAAGCATTGAAAACAGATAATGGCAGTTTCAATAAGCGGCTGGAATCCGGAGAGATCCCAGCATACAAAGAGGGGCGCAACTGGAAAGTGCCGAAGTCACTCTTGAACAAGTACATTGAAGAGGTTGCCATAAAAGAGATGAAGGAGCGACAGATACAGAAAGGAGAAACGGCATGACATGCATAAGCATATTTATATTATTCGGACTGATAATCTGGTACGCCAGAGAGGTGATGAAAGATGAAGAGGATTAGCGTAGCCTGTTTTGGTGGTATTGCAGAGGCCATATTGATGAGCTGGAGTGAGCTGAAAGATAAAGACGTACGGTACATCGGTACAGACTATGAGATGTCCGGCATGGATCTGTATGAGGACAGAAAAGGCTGGATCTATGCGACACAGATAGAAAATGGTGGTGAATTAGGATGAAAAGTGAATGGAGAGTAATGTCAAACCCTGTTGGAGGCGATACGTTGTACGGAGTTTACAGGTTGTATGACAAGCGGAAAGTGATGCATTCGGGAAATATGGAGATAGCAGGATATTATGATTGTAAGGAAGATGCAGAAAAGGAAGCCGCAAGGCTCAATGCAAAGGTGGAAAGCGAGCATGAATAAGAAAAGCACCTACGAAAGAAGCTCGTGTGTAGGTGCCAATCTAAATAACCAATTTAAGTGTAACATAGGAGGAAGAAATGTCAATAGAAACTAAAATTACAAGTCTTGAACTTGAAAACATAAAACGCATTAAAGCAGTTCAGATAACACCTACAGAATCAGGACTTACTGTTATAGGTGGAAAGAATAATCAAGGAAAAACTTCTGTGCTCGATGCTATAATGTGGATCCTTGGAGGAGAAAAGTATAGACCAAGTGAGCCTTACAGGAAAGGGTCAGTGACTCCGCCATACGGTAAAATTACTCTTTCGAACGGTCTTGTGGTTGAAAGAAAAGGAAAAAATTCAGATTTGAAAGTTATTGATCCGTCTGGCAACCGTGCCGGACAGCAGCTCTTAAATGAATTTATCAGTCAGTTTGCTCTGGATCTTCCAAAGTTTATGAATGGTAATAATAAGGAAAAAGCAGATACGTTGTTACAGGTAATTGGAGTGGGAGATAAGCTCTATGAACTGGATCAACAGGAAAAAGAGCTGTATAACCAGCGAAGAACGATTGGCCAGATAGCGGACCAAAAGAAAAAATATGCTGCGGAGCTTCCCGTATATCCGGATGTACCGGAAGAACTAATATCTGCAAGCGAGCTCATAAAAGAGCAGCAGGAGATTCTTGCGAGAAACGGCGAAAACCAAAAGAAAAGACAGCGCTTGGCAGAATTGCAGTCCGAGACAGACAATCTCCAGAGACAAATAGAAGATCTTCTTATGAAGCAGGCAAAAGTTCGAAGCGATCTTGAGATAGCTCAGATGGACGTAAAGGATCTTCAGGATCAGTCTACGGCAGAGCTCGAGAAAAATATAGCTGATATAGAAGAAATCAACAGGAAAATCCGAATGAACCTTGATAAGGAAAAGGCAGAAACAGAAGCCCAGGAGTACGCGGAGAAATATGATGCCCACACCGAGAAGATCGAGACTGTAAGGAAAGCAAGGACAGATCTTCTTGATGGGGCGACTCTTCCGCTAGAAGGGCTTTCTGTTGAAGACAAAGAACTTACATATAACGGTTTTAAGTGGGATAACTTATCTGGAGCGGACCAGATGAAGGTCGGAGTTGCTATAGTAAGAAAGCTCAACCCTAAGTGCGGATTTGTACTTTTGGATAAGCTTGAGCAGATGGACATCGACACGCTTAATGAGTTCGGTTCATGGCTAAGGCAGGAAGGCTTACAGGTCATAGCAACGCGTGTATCCACAGGAGATGAATGCTCGATCATTATCGAAGACGGGTACAGTAAGGCGAATGAGAAAGCAGACACAGTAACTCCGCAGTGGAAGGCAGGTGAATTTTAATGGCTCTTGAGATAACATCGGGAAAACTCAATAATCAGGCTCAAAAGGTTGTAATATACGGACCTGAAGGGATAGGCAAGTCTACATTCGCAGCACAGTTTCCGGATGCGGTTTTTATAGATACAGAAGGGTCCACGAAGGAGCTTGACGTCAGGAGACTTCCGGTACCGTCAAGCTGGTCGTATCTCTTATGGGAAGTCGACCAGGTGAAACAAGATCCAAGCATATGCAGTACTCTTGTAGTTGATACTGCAGACTGGGCAGAAAAACTGTGCATAGGAGATATCTGTAGCAAAAATCAGGTTGCAAGCATAGAAAGTTTTGGTTATGGGAAAGGTTATGTGTTCCTTGAGGAAGAGTTTGGGAGATTTCTCAACAAGCTTTCCGATCTAATAGACCTTGAAATAAATGTTGTAATTACGGCACATGCGGCCATGAGGAAGTTCGAGCAACCAGATGAGAGCGGCGCATATGACCGGTGGGAGCTTAAGCTGCAGAAGAAGACCGCACCGCTCCTTAAGGAATGGGCAGATATGGTGCTTTTCGCCAACTATGAGACGTACGTCGTGAAAGAAGGCGAAGCAAAGAAAGCAAAAGCTCGCGGTGGCAAGAGAGTGATGTACACCACTCATCATCCGTGCTGGGACGCAAAAAATAGGAAGGGCTTTCCGGAAAAGATGGACTTTGATTTTTCCAAGATAGCATCTGCTATACCTGTTAAATCCGCTCCGGAAATACAGACTGCAGTAACGGCTTCAGCTCCGACAACTGAAGCAGAACCGGCAACCGAACCGGTAACGGAAGTAAAAGAAGCGCAGGAAGAAACGCCATCAGGCGGTGCTGCGCTGAAAAAGCTCTACGATCTCATGGGAGCGCACGAAGTTACAAGGCAGCAGATTCAGGGAATAGTTGCAGATAAAGGATATTTCCCTTCAGATACTCCAATTGAAAATTATCCGTCTGATTTTATTGAGGGGGTTCTTGTAGCAGCATGGGGTCAGGTTCATGATGCGATATTGAACAAGGAAATACCGTTTTAACAGTTAACAGAAAGGAGAAATAGAGATGACACAATACGAAAGTGTACCGACAGGTTTTTCTCCATCAAATGATGGAGACTTTGATGACAGAGAACTTAATTGGGATAGTGAAATAGAAAAAGAAGGAGCGGAATACGTAACGCTCGCTGATGGGGATTATGATTTTGAGGTGCTGGATTTTGAAAGGGGAAGGCACGAGGGATCCGCAAAACTCCCGCCGTGCCCTAAGGCAATATTACATATAAAAGTCGAAGGAAAAGATAAGAGCACAGGAGCTGAGGGCGCAACAGTTATAAGACACCAGTTGTTTCTTCATTCGAAAACAGAAGGGCTTTTAAGTAACTTCTTTACCAGCATTGGTCTTAAGAAGAAAGGGGAAAAGCTCAAAATGAACTGGTCGCTTGTACCAGGCTCAAAAGGCAGGGTTAAAATAGGCACAAGGATATATGAAGGCAAAGAATATAACGAAATAAAAAGGTTCTATGAACCGATAAAGGCAAATGCCACACCTTTGCAGCAAACACCGGTACAGACCAGTTTTGAAGTAGGGAAGTTTTAGTAGCCATGATGGAACTTAGACCGTATCAGGAGGAAGCAAGGCAGGCAGTGGAGAGGCAGTGGGAGCAAGTTGATAAGACCTTGCTCGTACTGCCTACAGGCACCGGAAAGACCGTAGTGTTTTCCAAAATAATAGAAGACAGGGTAAGGCAGGGAAGCAGAGCCCTCATCTTAGCGCATAGAGGAGAGCTTCTTGACCAGGCAGCCGATAAGCTTGCCTCTGCAACCGGCCTTATGTGCGCCACAGAGAAAGCAGAGCAGAGCTGTCTTGGCAGCTGGTTCAGGGTGGTAGTTGGTTCCGTACAGACGCTCATGCGGGAAAAGCGACTGAATCAGTTCGATAGCGATTACTTTGACACCATCGTAGTTGATGAAGCCCATCACTGTATATCTGATAGCTACCAGAAAGTGCTCAAGCATTTTCCAGAGGCAAAGGTATTAGGTGTAACAGCGACGCCGGACCGTGGGGATATGAGAAATCTCGGGAGTTATTTTGAGAGCCTGGCATACGAGTATACTCTCCCGAAAGCAATAAAGGAAGGGTACCTCTGCCCGATAAAGGCGCAGACGATACCTCTCAAGCTGGATCTTTCCTCTGTCAGCGTTCAGGCTGGCGATTTCAAGGCCGGAGATATTGGCACCGCACTTGATCCATACCTTGTACAGATAGCAGAAGAGATGGGGAAAGTATGCCATGACAGAAAAACGGTAGTATTTCTTCCGCTCATCAAAACGAGCCAGAAGTTTTGTAAGATGCTGAACGAGGCAGGATTTGCGGCGGCGGAAGTGAACGGAAACAGCGAGGACAGGGCAGAGATACTGAAGGATTTTGAGGACGGTAGATATAACGTACTCTGCAACTCAATGCTTCTCACAGAGGGCTGGGACTGCCCATCGGTAGATTGCATTGTAGTGTTGCGTCCTACAAAAATACGAAGCCTCTACTGCCAGATGGTAGGGAGGGGTACGAGACTGTCTCCGGAGACGGGGAAGACAGAGCTGCTACTTTTGGACTTCCTATGGCATACAGAACGACATGAGCTTTGCCATCCGGCACACCTGATTTGCGAGTCGGAAGAAGTGGCAAAGAAGATGACGGAAAATATCGAGGAAGCCGGCTGCCCGGTCGACATTGAAGAGGCTGAAGCGCAGGCCGCTGAGGATGTGGTATCACAAAGGGAAGAAGCCCTTGCAAAGCAGCTTAAAGAAATGAGAAGCAGAAAGCGTAAACTGGTAGATCCACTGCAGTTTGAAATGTCGATACAGGCAGAGGACCTCTCCGGATATGTACCGTCCTTTGGCTGGGAAATGGCGCCACCATCTGATGGTCAGAAAAAGACACTGGAGAAACTTGGAATTTTGCCAGATGAGATTGATAACGCAGGAAAGGCATCAAAGCTGCTGGAACGTCTGGACAAACGTCGTCAAGAGGGACTGACAACGCCAAAGCAGATTCAATTCTTGGAAAGCAGAGGTTTTCAGCACGTAGGAACATGGGAGTTTACTGCGGCGAAAAATCTGATAGATCGAATCGCCGGAAATGGTTGGCGAGTACCGCGCAGTATAGACCCGGTTACCTATGCGCCAGAACCTAAAGGAGAGACAGCATGGAAAAATATAGCTTGGTAGACTTGATTGAATATATAGATCCGAGAGACTTATCATACGAAGAATGGCTTGCTGTCGGTATGGGACTGAAAGATGACGGATATAGCCCTGACGACTGGGATAGATGGAGTAGGAAGGATATCAGGAGATATCACCCAGGAGAATGTCATAATAAATGGGAGTCTTTCCGGGGTGAAGCCGGCACCAAGGTTACAGCCGGCACCATCGTTCAGATGGCAAAGGACAGAGGTTGGCAACCAGATAAGGGGATTGCTCTTGAGTGGGATGCTGAAATTGGCGGCAAAGACGATCTTGTGGTAGTTGAAAAAGAGTGGCTTGAAGGCAAAGAGGTCTTCGAGCCTAAAATATGGAAGCCGGCAGAGCAGCTCATAAAGTATATCGAGACATTATTTGATAGCGATGAAAATGTTGGCTATGTTACGGAGTCGTGGGAAAAGGACGGAAAGTATCTCCCACGAAAGGGATCATATGACAGGACCGCAGGTCAGCTTATAGAGCAGCTTGGAAAATGCGGAGATGACCTCGGAGCCGTCCTGGGTGACTATAAGGAAGCTGCGGGGGCATGGATCCGATTTAATCCGCTCGATGGTAACGGCGTAAAAAATGAAAATGTAACAGACTACAGGTATGCACTTATAGAATCCGATGACATGCCGATAGAGGAACAGAATGCTATCGTAAGGGAATTGGAGCTTCCTGTTGCGTGTCTTGTACATTCAGGTGGAAAGAGTCTCCACGCGATCGTAAAAGTCGAAGCGAGAGACTACACGGAGTACAGGAAGCGTGTCGACTATCTTTACGATGTATGCCGCAAGAACGGGCTTAAAGTCGACAGCCAGAACAGGAACCCTTCCAGGCTGTCCCGCATGCCAGGAGTAATCAGAAAAGGCAGGAAGCAGTTTCTGGTAGATACCAATATAGGCAAGGAGTCTTGGGATGAATGGAAGGAATGGATCGAGAGTGTAAACGATGATCTTCCGGATCCGGAAAGCCTCATGGATACGTGGGACAACCTTCCGGAACTTTCGCCGCCTCTCATCGAGGGTGTGCTCAGGCGGGGGCATAAAATGCTTCTTGCAGGGCCTTCGAAGGCTGGGAAATCATATGCGCTCATAGAGCTCTGCATTGCCATTGCAGAAGGAAAGAGCTGGCTTGGATGGCAATGTGCAAAGGGTAAAGTGATGTATGTAAACTTGGAGCTTGACCGGGCAAGCTGCTTACATAGATTTAAGGACGTATACGAAGCCATGATGATAAAGCCTAGCAACCTTTCGAATATTGATATATGGAATTTGAGAGGTAAATCAGTACCCATGGATAAACTGGCGCCGAAGTTGATCCGGAGAGCAGCAAAGAAAGATTACGTGGCGATCATCATAGACCCGATTTATAAGGTCATTACAGGAGATGAAAACAGCGCGGACCAGATGGCGAAATTCTGTAATCAGTTTGACCTTGTGTGTAACGACCTGGGCGCAGCGGTAATCTATTGTCACCACCACAGCAAAGGCGGACAGGGGCAGAAAAGGTCAATGGACAGGGCCTCAGGCTCCGGGGTGTTTGCAAGGGATCCAGATGCACTGCTTGACCTTATAGAACTTGAAATCACGGAGGACCTTAGGGCTCAAAAAAGGAACGACTATACATGCAGAGCCTGTATAGATATCCTGGACAAATATTCGGAAACATGGGAGGATCATGTCTCGCAAGATGATATGTGTAGCGCCTCACAGATGCGGAGAGCCTGTGACAGGCATCTTTTAGGCGAGGAGGCAGCGGAGGCGGACGAAGCGATCAAAACAGCTGAGAAGCGAGCAGAGGCTCTCACAGCATGGAGGATAGAAGGTACTCTGAGGGAATTTCCGAAGTTTCCACCGGTGAATATGTGGTTTGATTATCCGGTACATGTGATTGATCAGATCGGGGTGCTGCAGGATATGCAGCCAGAAGGTGAACAGGTACCGTCATGGAAGAAAAATTTAGGGAAGAAAAAGAGTCCTGAGGAGAAAGCTGAGGAGGCAAAACAGGCAGTTCAAACCGCCTATGAGGTATGTAAAATCGATGAAATCATAACAGTAAAATCGATGGCAGAATACATGGGCGTAAGTGAAAAAACTGTCCGTAGAAAACTAAAAGAACATGGTGGATTTGATGTGAAAGACGGTCAAGTTATCGAGAGGGACAAGGGACAAAACCGATAAATGTCCCTGTCCGCAACGAAGGACAAAAAGACAAATATCCGATTTTGTCCCTGTCTCTATATAGGGACAAAAGGACAAAAAGTCGATAATGTCCCTGTCCCTGATTTTAGGAAAAATCGGGTTCCTATATATATAAATATAATTACTTTATGATAAATCAATAGTTATGATGACTGTAAGTCAGGGA